ACAAGTTTAGCCACAGCTGCACAACAAACGCCTCTGGTTCGTGGTGTTTTAAAACCAATTATTTCACAGTTAAGACAAAATGATGCTCTTAAATTAATATTGAAAAGTCAAGGTTATGCTTTTAACCCAAATTTACAATTACTTTTTGATGGTATTAATTTTAGAGAGTATCAAATGGCATTTGTATTTACTCCATATTCAAAACAAGAAGCAGACACAGTAGCAAAAATTGTAGAAACATTTAAAAAACATTCAGCTCCAAGATTAGCACCAGGTTCTGCTGGTATGTTTTTTATACCCCCTTCAATTTTTCAACCAGTATTTTATTTTAATAGTCGTGAAAATAGAAAAGTCAATAGAGTAGCAAAAAGTGTTATAACAAGTATTGATGTAAATTATGCACCTAATGGTTTTTCAACTTATGGTGATGGTGCACCAGTTCAAACCCAATTAACAATCAATTTTAAAGAAATAGAATTGATGACAAGAGATAAAATTGAGAACGGATATTAAAAATGCAATATTTTGATACGTTACCAAAAATAATTAAAACCGATGCTAATCGTAATTCGATTATATTAACAAACCTTTTGGCTCGAGTTTCTATCATACCTGAATTTTTAAAAAATCCAGTAATTTATTACGATTATGATATTCAAGAAGGCGACACACCAGAAATAGTTGCATACAAATATTATGGTGATTCATATCGTTACTGGATAGTGTTATTTACAAATCAAATTGTTGATCCACAATGGGATTGGCCAATTGAGTCAAATACTTTTGCAAAATATATTGATGATAAGTATCAAACTTTTAATCCTTACTCAACTGTTTATCAATATGAAAAAATAATTACAAAATATGATGTGACTACACAAACCACAACAGTAGAAAATATTGTAATTGATGAGGATACTTATAATTCTTTGGTGGAAAGCACAAATACATATACTTTACCAACAGGAAATGTTACAGTTACAGTAACAAAGAGAGCAGTTTCTTACTATGACTATGAAGTTGAGTTAAACGACAAAAAAAGAAATATCAAAATTTTAAACTCCGTTTATGTTGATGAAGTAGAAAAACAATTTAAAAACTTATTGGCTTAATTAAATTATGGCAGAAATTGAACAAAATCAATACAATCAAGTAGAAAATCCTGGTGCCTATTATCCACAGGACTATTCTCTAAAAACATTAAATTTTTTGACCTCTAGTGGTCAAAGATTTGAACTTAAAAAAATTCTATTAGAAATGTCTTACTATGAGGACATTTATAGTTTTTCTGTTTCAGGATATGTAACTGTTGTTGATGCACAAGGTTTTGTTGAATTACTGCAATTATCTGGTAATGAATATATTGAAATTAATTTTTCAAAAACCAGAAGTGGCGTAAACAGTAATGACCGTTTATATCGTGTTTACAAAGTTGGAGATAGAAAACCAACAGGTAACATGAATGGTGAAGTATACACCCTCTATTTTTGTTCAGAAGAACTGATACTGTCAGAACAAAATAAAATTTCAAAGTCGTTTACTGGTGAAAAAGTATCTAATATAATAAAAAATATTTTGACAGATAAATTAAAAGTAAATGTTGAAGAAAAAATAAATGTTTTTGAAGAAACCACAGGATTATATGACTTTGTTATACCTAGATTAAAACCATTCGAAGCAATTAGTTGGCTATCAACTTATGCCAGACCAAATAAAGCTGGAGATGTTGGTGCAGATATGTTGTTTTTTGAAACAAAAGAAGGATTTAATTATCGTTCTTTGCAATCTATGTTTAAAGATAACATTTATGCAACATACAAATATCAAGTTAAAAATATTGAAGATAAACAGCAGTCTTTTCAAGAAAAAACAATTTCGGTATTGGATTATGAGTTTGTAAAAGCATATGACATGATGGATGAAATTAGTTCTGGGGCATTTGCAAATAGATTGATTTCTATTGATACTTTGGCTAGAAATTATAATGTTACGGATTTTAATTATTCAAAATATAAATCTCAGGCTAAAACACTTAATCCAAATGCTCCTGCCAATGAGTTATTGAATCGTTTGGGACAAACACAACAAACATCATACGATGCTGTGTTAAAAGTTTTGACTTCTAACGCAAATCAACAAAATATTGAATATATTAAACAGATACCAGGATCAGTTGCAAAAAATATTGCAATAGAAACATATATTCCTAACAGAACTGCACAAATTGCTCTTGCAAACTATACTGTTATTAAATTAAAGATACCTGGTGATACAGGCATTTCAGTTGGTAGAACAATTGAATTCAATTTGCTGTCTTTAAAACCATCAGACAGTAAAAAAGAATTAGATAAGTATTATTCGGGAAAATATTTGGTAACTGCTGTCAGGCATATTATACAACCAACAGCATTTCAAACTGTTTTGGAAATTGCCAAAGATAGTTCACCAACTCCTTATAGTGGTATTAATAATCAATCTGCACAGTTTAGAGAAGCAATTAAAGCATAATGGAAAATTTTATAGGTAAAGATGGATTCTACTGGTGGTTAGGAGTTGTTGAAGATACTAACGACCCAATCAAATTAGGTCGGTGTCGTGTTCGTATTTTTGGATGGCACACCGACAATTTAGAAGAATTGCCAACAAATCAATTGCCTTGGGCATCTCCTTGTATTTCGCCAAATAATGCAAATACAAGTTCTGTACCTTTGGTCGGTGATTATGTTTTTGGTTTCTTTACTGATTCGGAATCGGCTCAAGCACCAGTTTTGTTGGGTGTCTTGCCTGGAATTCCTAGTGTTGCAGCCAATTCGAATAGAGGATTTTCCTCTGGTTCACACTATCCATTAAATGAGCCTACAACCAGTAGATTGTATAGAAATGAAAAAATTAGTCAAACTGTAATTGGCCAACATGATGATAGTTTAGATTTAAATGTTCCTACAGCAGTTGGTTCTACATGGAATGAACCGAAGTCTGCATATGCTACTGTTCCACCAAATAATAATGTAATTGAAACTCCTGGTGGCCATGTTTTTGAGATGGACGATACTCCAGGTGCAAAAAGAATACAATTAGCGCATGAGGTTGGTAGTTTCTTTGAAATAGCACCAGATGGTAGTAAAGTTACAAAAGTGGTAGGTAAAAATTATGAAGTTTACCTTTCTGATAATAATATTCATGTCAAAGGTACTTGCAATATTACGGTAGATGGCAACACAAACATTTATGCGAAACAAGACGCCAACATTAAGGTTGATGGAAATTCGAATTGGACAGTCGGTGGTGACATGAATATGCAAATTGCAGGTAAGTTCATAGCTTCAGCTACCGAGTTTAACCTGACTGGTCCTATTGAACATACCGGAAATCATCATACCACAGGAAATATGATAATTGATGGATTTGAAAGAGTTGGACTTGGTATTACCACTGGTATCAAAGGAATAGGTAATATCACCGCAGTTGGAAACATTGATTTAGAGGGTTCTATTAATGCTACTGGTGATGTAGTCGGATCAGGAATAAGTTTACGAACCCATACCCACTCAGGCGTTCAACCTGGTGGTGGTAATACAGGACAACCAAATTCATAAAATTCGAATTTTTTCGTTCCGGCCCAAGAATTTTTTTGACGCAAACTGAGATTCCTAAAAGCGATTTTACTCCTAGAGCAGAATAAATAAAAGATGGTAACAAATACACTAACCAAGATATACTCAGATATTGATTTTACGTTCACTCGTAAACCAGTAACCAATGACATCGCTCTCAGTTATGATGAGATGGCGGTCATTCGTTCAGTAAGAAATTTATTGTTAACAAATCACTATGAAAGACCATTTAATCCAGATTTAGGTTCAAATATCAATGCTCTGTTGTTTGAACCAATTTCACCGGTAACATCTTCATCGTTGGAAACAGAAATACAAAGTGTTATAGAAAATTATGAACCAAGAGCACAGTTGAAAAGTGTGGTTGTGACGCCAAATCCGGATCAAAATGCATATAGTGTTACTTTGGAATTCTATATACAAAACGCAACTTTACCAACAGTTGTAACCCTTCTTTTAGAGAGAAATAGATAAAATGGCAGGCCAAAATTCTAACATTCAAGTTACAGATTTAGATTTTAATTTAATCAAAACTAATCTAAAAAGATTTTTACAATCTCAATCGACTTTACAAGATTACAACTATGAGGGTTCTGCACTTTCTGTTTTAATTGATTTACTAGCATATAATACACAATATCAGGCATACTATTTAAATATGGTTGCCAACGAAATGTTCTTGGACTCGGCTTTACAAAGAGGTTCTGTTGTTTCTCATGCCAAACTACTAAATTATACGCCACAATCTTCTCAAGCACCTACCGCACAGATTGATATTGTTTTCAGTAACGTAACCCAATCTTCATTGACTTTACCAAAGTTTACATCATTCATTTCTGAAGCAATTGACGGAGTAAACTATAAATTCGTAACAGTAAACAGTATAACAAATAATACTAATTTAGCAAATAACACAGTTACATTTGATAATGTCGTTATCAAACAAGGTGAACCTGTAACTCTAAATTTTACATATGACTCGGCTGCCAATCCAACAGCAATATTTGAATTACCTGATCCAAATGTTGATACCACATCTCTTACTGTAACAGTTCAACAAAGTTCTTCAAATAATTACTCAGAAGTTTATAACCTAGTTGATGACTATTTGGCTTTAAATGATACAACAAAAGCATACTTCTTACAAGAAGGTGGTGATGGCAATTACCAAATATATTTCGGTGACGGTGTTTTAGGTAAAGCATTAGTTGATGGTAACATAGTAACAGTTTCTTACATTATTACTAGCGGCACAGCAGCTGCAGGTGCAAATAGTTTCGTCTTGATG